CGTAGTAGCGTTATGGGTCAGCGTAAGCGCACTGTCAAAACGTATATATCGCGGTCCGTTATAGTTCGTGCCAAAACTGGTTATGGTCGTCGTGCCGGTTATGTTCAAAAATACCGAGTTCTGCGCGCCTATGTCCGTAGTCGCCGCGCTTGCCAGGTTTTGTGGCGTTCCTTGGCTGAATAATTGTTCCCATCGCAAAGAATCGCCGGTGGCAGACCCGGCACCTAGCCCGGTCAGCTTGTTTCCGGTCATCGGCAGGTTCCCCGTGACCGGCGTTTGGCCGTCAGACGAAAGCGACTGCGTAAGCGCTGCCGCTATGTCATTGGCCAGGTTTTGCCAATCTGACGCAGTAGCGGAAACCCCGTTGATAGCAGGGTTCCAGCTGTTCACTGGTAGACTGTATACTCCGCTTCCGTTACGTGACATTTTTATCCTTTATTGGGTACTTAAAACAGGGACGCCAGTAACCGCGCCGCGCCGAAGTGCATCAACAAGTGCGGGGTTAACAAAACCGGCCGCACGGCCTGCGCCGTAAAATGTTTCCCCCATCAGTCTGGGTGAACTTGATGCGGCAGCTAAAATTGCCTGCGGGATGTTTCCGGTAAGTGCAAGTGCCCCCCCCAGCCCGGTAGCAGTTGCTGCTTGCATAGCCCTTGGCGTCCAAGATGATAACGATTGACCTGCAAGCGCAGGCATAATTTGCCTGCCGCCTTGCGCCTCAAGTGCTTGCGCGGCCTGTAATCGAGCGCCATAGTTTGTATTGGCATTGTTTCGCATTAGACTTTGCAATTTTCGCATAGCCGTGTCTGCGCTAGCTCGCTCGTTAAGAGATAAAGATTTGCTTACTTCGTCTATTAAATCACTTGCTTGGCTGTAATCAGCCATAGCCTTTGCATATTGCGGGTCAGCTTGACGCAGTTCTTTCCCAATAGACTGATAAATACGATCAAGCGCATTACGTGCAGACCGTTGCTCAAACGGAACAGATTCGCGCAACGCTCCAATTTGCTGTTTTAGTGCGTCAATGCCTTCTGGGGCATGAAAACGAACAGGGTCAAGTTGCGCCCAATTGTTTATAGTTTCACGAGCGCGTTTGATTGCTTCTGCCGCCTGCGGATTTCGAGCCTGACCTTGAAACATAAAATTATCTGCAACGTCATCAACGGCTTTGAAAATTGGTTGCATGTCCATTTGCTTGGTACTAGATCGCATGCCCTCTGTTGTGGCTTTGTATTGTGCCAATCTATCAAGTTTAAGTTGGTTCAAATTTGCTTTTGCGTCGTCAAGAACTTGCAACATATCAGACTGGCCGCGCATGTTTTCACGAAACGCTTGTGCTTGAGCACCACCTGCTTTTCCCGCTTGATAAGCCTGCGATAATGCCTCATCACCAGCGCCAGTGCTAGTACCGATTATTTTGGGGGCAAGCCATCCAGCCCCACGGACAACACCTTGTGCAAGCGGCAATGCAGCGCCAAAAATTGCACCAGTGTCAGCTTCTTCAGGGTTGACCAAGCCAGCAGCAGTAGCGCCGGTAGTAGCGCCGCCAGCCGTCCGTAATCCAGCGTTTGCAAGCGTAGCGCCCCTACCGCCTTGAATGCCGGGCGACACTAAACCGCCACCACGCAGCGCATTGACTATGGCAGGCGCGGCTCTTAGCGCTTGAGCGCCTTTTGCTAAAATTCCGGGCGCGCCAGCGGTTCCCGCTATTTCAGTAGCAAGTTTACCGCCTTGATAGCTTAAAGACTCAGGCTCAGCGCCCAAGTTTTTTAGCCCTTCCTCTGTCGCCGCTCGCCTGTCAAATTGTTTGAACCCGCCTACCCCTGTTTTTTCAGACAGGTATTCAGCCGCTACATCTACTGGCTTTAGCAACGTCGCCCCAATATTAGCAGCGCCGCGAATAGCCCCTAAAGTGCTTTGTACGGGCAGTGAACCCATTACCTCTTGTTTAAGCATTTCTCCGAATGACGGTTTTTGCGTTGCGCCAAGTCGTTGTTTAACAACTCTCTGGATCACATCCTGAGAAGTTCCTTCGGGAAATTCCAATACTGTACCGTCTGGCAATTCGGCTTCTATCATGGTATTAAATTCCCTTGAGCGTCATAACGAAGTCGGTTTTTGGGAATGGCAGGTTGTTCAATTTTAGGCGCGCTTGGCGCTATTCCGCTTTGCGCAGTTCTTGCGCGTTCTACGCCTTTGCGAATAATAGACTGAAATTCTCGTGCAGCTTTTATAAACTCAGATTCGCTCCCAGCGGCATCCATTCGAGCAATTGCATCAGTTGCTTTTTTACCTTCAACCTCAGTAATTGCACCCCCTCCTTTAAGAGATTCAAATGCTTGTAAGAACTGTTGCCCTTTGAGTTGGTCAAGACGAATATCAAAATCTTTAGCAGGAGTGCCTGGAATTTTTTGGATTCCAAGCAAACGACTCGCCCCGACCGCTTGTTTCATTCCTGGGGCATTTAACAAATCATCAACAAGACGAATTGTCTCTTCACCTTGCGTTATTGCTTTTGGAGCTTCTAATCGCGATTCTGTACGCATTTTTGCTTCGGTTGTTGCTGCCGCTTTTGCTCCAGCTAAAGAACCTTGTAAGGTCGGGTCATCAGAAGCTTTGATAACCGGCTGACCATTGATGGAGCCAAGCGACAATTCACCTGTACGCGCATTGCCCACGGCGATGCCCTGGGGTGTTCCGATGAACTGGTAATACCCTTGTTGCTGCGGCTGCATACTACGGCGCAACTCAACCATTTCGCGCTGGAATTGGCGTTGCATTTCGGCTTGTTCTGCTGCGCTGGCGTTTCTAGCCTGTAGTTCTGCCATGCGCGACTCTTGCTGGAATCGAAGCTGGTCCATACGAGCCTGTCGTGCTGTTTCAGCCTCTTGCTGACGGAATGCTCGATCTTCAACCCTTTGAGCCGCTGCCGCTTCCAGTTCAGGAATTCGACTAATTCCTTGCATTGCCATCTGACGATAGCCAGCATCAGGCGCACCCATCAATGCTCTATAAGCGCCTGGCATATCTTGTGGCTCTGCGGGTCTTGGTGGGCCAGCAACATCGGGCGGCAATACTTCAGCCGGTCGGCCTAACGCTTTTTCGGTGAAACCGCGAAGCGCGTTAGCTAAAGCTTTTTCTCTTTCACTTCCGATTTGCGTTATTTCTTCCTGCGCCATTTGTTGCCCACGCATACCGCCGAGCGAACGAAGGCCAGCGGCTAGATATTCAAGCGGGTTAGGGGCAACGTATATATTCCCCACCATGCGGCCTTGCGGAGCTTGGTATTGAGCTTGCTGGCCGTAGCGTAATGCTCTTTCACGCGCTAGTTGCAGTTGTTGTTCGTAGTCTGTCATGATTACCTTCCAAACAAACTAGGGAATTGTTTGCCAAAGAAATTCCCGCCCAAAGAACCGCCGCCAGCAACCGGCAGCCCGGCAATTCCCATCCCTAATCCAAAAATGCCGCCCAACGGGCTGGAGGCTTGCTCGGCGTTGTAAGCGTTCAATTGTGCGCCGTATTGAGCATTAGCAGCATTCAGGTAATCAGGGCCTTGCGTAGCGTTTTGCAGTGCAAATTGCTGGAACTGAGGCGCTTGCACTTGGTTGCCAGAGCGTAGCGCGTTAATCAGGTTGAGCGGTCGGTCTTGCAGATAAGCCTGTTCTTGAAGTGCGGCAGCACGGTTAGCTTGGTCAAGACTGATACCCTGCATTGCAGCTTGCGTCATCAGATCATTAGCTTGCTGGTTTTGCATCGCCATCTCACGCGAGAATGCGTCAGAACCGAGACCAATGCCGGTATTAGCCAGCCGTTGCCGGGTGGCTTCTTCTTGCGCTTGCAGTTGCGGTCTAAGTCTAGCCAAAATCGCATCTTGCGCGGTCTGTCCGACATTGATGCCTCTGGTCGGTAAACCGCTAACGTCTAGCTCAGGGTTTTCAAATATCCGGCGAGCGCGGTCAAAACCAAGGTTGGCAACCTCGCCGTATTTCCGATTGAGCGCTAGTTGCTCGTCAAGTGCGGATTGGGCTTCCGGGGTCAAATTGGTGTATTGTTCCCATACGCCATCATCATCGGTCGGTCTTTTATAAGTCAAAGAACCCCAAGGGGTGTATTGATTTATGCGGTTCGCTTTAGTAGCGTATTTTGCGGCCTCTAAATTGCCAGCCGCCGTTTGTTCTGCCGCGCCGCGATAATCTGGCGGGGGGGGTGGGCTAGAGCTGCACATATTTACCTCAATTCATAAACCATTTCGGTTGCCATATTCTTAAACCCCATTCTTTGCCATAACTTGCTAACTCTTAAGTCAGTCACGGCTGTACAATAGGCTTTTTGAACGTCAAGTTTTTTTAGTTCAGCCAATACATGCTGCACTAATTTCTTTCCTATGCCATTCCGATGGTTTCGGGTAACGAATAACGCATCTTCTTTGGCTATTTTATCACCGTTATGCATATCATTGGTAATATAAATCAAACAATATCCGACACATTCAGCGTCGTGTTTTACAATAAAAAACTTTAACCAGCCATCATTATTAAATTTGATGTACCTGTCTAGTTGCGGATTAAATGGCGAAATTTTTATGCCATCTTTTTCTAATCGTTCTTTCATTTCTTGGTAATGCTCACTCGTCAATCGGCAAAAATCAGGCAAATTGTTTGCTATTTTTGCTTCATGAAAAGTGTACATATTTAGCCTTATAAAACAGAGTTGGCAGGCTGGTAGACATAATCGACATTGGTGAATCGTACTTCTGCCCCGTTATTTTGCACTTTAAGCCTTAGTGCGGCAGAGTTTGCCACCGCCCCGACAGTATTCCAGCCAGTCGTCGAACGTAACCCGCCGCCCCAAACCATTGAACCCCATGTCATTGAACCCCACACCATACCCGTAGGTGCGACAAAACTTAACGTACCTTGTGGGTCTTGTGCCAGATAGTTTGTATTCAGACCGTAAACAGCAGTCGGGTTTCCGCTTGTTAAAATGTACGGGCGCACCATGGTGAAATACTTATTGAATGCCTTGTTGCCAAAGTAACCGAAGGCGGTCAGGCAGTCAGATTGAATAGGCGCGGACACGTCAACATTAGACACCCACGCTTTGTAGACTTTGGTGTTGTCTGCGTAATAAAGCCCTGTTGAGGCACGCAACAACACGTTCGCATTCCAGCCGGTGAACTTAGTCCATGCGCCAGTAATTGTGTTTTGTGCGAACTGATACGCCCCGCCGGTTGCCGGTACGTTCAATAACATCATGTTTTCTTCGGGGAAAAGACACAATTGCCACCCGAATGCTGACGAGAAAGAATTGGCAGCTATTGAGACACTATTCTGTATTTTGTCGGTCAAAGCCACTCGTCTATCGACACTTGCGGACAATAACCCTCTGCCTAAAGGAAATACACCCTCGGTCGTATTAACAGCTAGATCGCCGCCGTACTTTGCCGCGCATCGTCTGCCTAGTGGTCGCCCAAGCTGAAACACGCCAATGATCGAAAAATCACCGCCCGCACCTGGATTGCTTCCTCGATAAACCGCTACCTCGCCATTAGTAGATAGCACGACAAAGTGATCGTCAGCGCCAGAGCCAGCGTCAACCGTCCATGTATAACAAGCCTGAATTGAACCGCCATTTCTAAACACGCTTGACAAGTCAAGAGTGCCAGCAGCGCCCCCAACCTGACCAACCGGCAGAAATGCCACCGTCATACTGTTTTTAACGACAAAGTACAACCTCGACTTAAACACGCAAACATGCACCAGGCTGGTAGTTGTAACGCCAGTAATCGAAGGCGACGACGCACCATCAATGGCCGTCCAGGTGGTGCCGTTGAATAACTGAGGCTTATCTACCCCGTTCACTAAGTACAGAAAAGACCCGCCAGCGGTCGTCACGTTAGCATCTTGCCACTGAGCCGAAGTCTGGCCGGTAACGACTGCCGCGCCAAGCGTTCCAGCGGTTGTAACGTCAAATATAGACCCACCCGCCGCAGCAAATAGCTTAGATACGCCTGACGTTGGAAGATACTCAACCAGCGTTTGCACTGGGTTTGTAAAGCCGGTAACGTGGTTTGCGCTACCTTTTCTGATGCCTAAGTAACCCGGATATGGCCACCAGTTTTCAAGAATGGGCGCGTACTGAGCAGGCATGTCGGCAATGCTATCGCGGTCATTGAGACCACCAACTGGGGCGGGAATAGAGGTAGCGCGTGCTGTTGCCATTATTTGATGCCCATTAAGCCTAATGGCTGATTGTTGCGCTCCAATATTCTGAGCATGTTTTCATTTCCGGGAAATACCACAAAGTTTGAAGTGCCAGCGCCAGCGCCGCGACTGCCTTGATCTAAGTATCGAATGCCGGGGATACCTAGCTCATTGAGTCGCAAAGAAACGGCTTGGGGAGTGTTGCCTAAGTTTGTTCTTCCTGAAGTTATATTGAACCCAGTTGCATCTTCCAATGCTTCACGCTTTGTCGCGTACGTATTGCCGCCATATTCCCAATAGTCGCCGCGATTAACAGGCGCATCGTTTATAGCGTTAATTATTGTTTTGTCGCCTGACTTTAGTAGCGCCGCCCGCACTTCCGGTGCTTGCTGACTTAATGGCTTATCCCAATCCAGCATTTTTGCTATAGCTTCGTCTGGTAGGTCTACTTTGTAAAGCGCGCCTTCTGGTTTAATAGTTTTTACTATTGGGCGCTCGCCAGCATCTAATAATTTTAATGCTTGTTTTGCGGAATCGGTAACGGATTTTGCCCCTCCCGGTCTAGCTAATACAGCAAGAGACTGCCGCGCAGCTTCAACATTTCCAGATTCGTCAGACAATATGCGCGCCAAAAAATGTTTGGGAATTCCTGAATCAAGCAATTGCCCATCAACGTAATCATCAGAATGTGTTAATGCTGTTTGATATGCTTTTGCCACATCCGGCGACTCTGCCAGATACAACCCATGCCCATACGCTTGCGCGCCTTCGCCAGTTCCGATCTTGCTTGCGTCGAAACGGTCGAATTTGTGTGGGCTACCGTGCCATACAATCGCCCCGCGTTGTCCAGCAAAGCCAGGGGTGTTTAATGTAGCTGGTGCCATAGCGTTTTCAATTGCGCGGTTAGCACCTGCCGCTATTTGTGGCGCTTTGGCTGTGGCCGCCATAGGCACAATCATCCCCAAAGTTTCGCCTACGGTTTTCGGTATTCCATCCTGTACTGGAATGGTCAAGCCTACATCTTCCATCCAGCGCGAGCCTCCCAACGCATTCTCAGGAACAGGTACGCCCATTTTGCGAAGCCCAGCGGCTATTAAGTCCACCGGCGCAGAGACACCGCTTGCTATGGTGTTCGAGGCGCTTTGTGCGGTATCGCGTAGTGCTTTAATAAGGGCTTTTTTGTCCATGACTAGCTCGGGAAGTTGCCGTCTTGTATGTTCCACTCAGTCAGCAATATATTGCGCGGCAAACCGCCGAGTGTAAGTTTTGGTGCCGACTTGTCCTGTGCTTTAATCGTGTCAAGCATGTTTATAAACCCCGGCAAGTCTAAGCCAGGGTCAAGTCCTTTAGAGGCTTTCCACTGTACTTTTAGACCCGTCACCATCAGCGAATCGTCAAATATCGCTCTGTCGGTGTCGGCTTGGTACTTGTACCGATAAACCCCGCCGCCAGCATCAATCCAGTTTTTCGAGACATAGAAAAACGAAAGGTCAAGGCCGCCAGTCGCAGGGTCAACCTCGACGAAGTTATTAGCTATTCTGAAACGAAGATTGGGGCCTTGGCTGATAATGGCTGATTTGTATATCTGCCACTCTTGAGTAGTCGCAGGGCCTATCAGCGGCCATCGTGACGTTCTATCCCATTCGGTCTGCGGTATTTGTCTGAGCCAGTCAACAGGTAGAGCATATTGCGACTGCCCTTGTACTGTGGTGAAGCTGTACTCTTTATTTAGCTTCTGCCATTCATACTGCCGAGAAATGTCACGTCCGAGCCTGTTTGCCAGCGCCAGCAATTGAACGACCTGCGGGTCTGTATTGCCGACAACAAAGCTCGGACTTGGTAATAACCCCAACTCGCCGGTGACTTGTTGTATCAGTTCGAGCAGGGTGTAATTCATTTATTCCTCGACTTCCTCTTTGATTTGTCGTTTGCGTTTGATTTCAGGGTTTTGCAATGAAGCTTTCAGCGCTTCAAATTCTTGCTTGAGCTTTTCGTTTTCAGCCTGCAACGCGCTAATCGGCGCATTTCCTGCCGCAGCCGCAAGATAATCACGCGCTTTCTTGCGTAATTCCATCCAGCCAATACCAATACGCTGTAATGCAGCATCGTTGACTTCGGCCAAGTTTTCAACAGTGCGAATGCCAAAATACTCGGCTTCTTTACACTGAGACTTTGTTACCTGCGGCCATTGCGACAAAGGCGTTCCGATCACTTCGCCAGCCAATCCCGCCTCAAATTCACGCCACTGGCGGTTATATTTTTGTTTGTAATGATCGTCTGCTTTTACTTCGAGAATGTTCAAACGATCACCGGGGTGTTGAATACGAATGAAAGGCATTTCCTTAAAAATAGGACGGCCAGCCTTTTCGCTTTCGTACTTCAACTCAACGGATTCCATGAAAAACTCTACAAAACTAGACTGAGGATTGCTCATATCGACTTTCTAAAAATGCCCGAAGGCGTTGATAAAACAGGGGCGCGAAGCCCCTGCCCTTAAAACGTAACCCAGTTAAGGTTATTACGACCTAAAAAACGACCTTGGCCAGCCGCCGCAATAGAAAAACCAGCATTAGCAGCTAAAGCGTTAATAGCACCACCCGTTGCCGGATAGACTAATAAAGCGTTAGCACCAAGGTTTTTCACGGTCACATCAGCACCCGGCTGTGCCGGCGGCAGAATCACCCCCGTACCAGCCGCAGCCGTAGTGACAATGCAGTGATCGCCGTTCAACAATACCGCAGTACCTTGGGTTGACCCGGCAGCTGTAATGTTGTCTTGCACATCACCGCAGATTTGCGTGGCAACGGCAGCAGGTAGGCCAACGCCGCACAATCTTTCAGGGTAAGGCATATTTCCTCCTTAAACAGAAGCAGCAGAGAACCAGCCGCGATCACCAGTCGCCATAGCAACAGCAGGCGAACGGTATGAACCGCCCGTAGCAGTCACTAAAAACGTGGTGGCGTTGACTGTGCAGACCGCTGTGCTGGCGGTAATAGTCGCGTTAGCTTGTGCGTAAACATAACGACGACCATCGGAGCCAAGAGTTTGAGTACCCAATTGCGGTGCATCTTCTGCGCCAGAAGTGGGGCCAACATCAGCGGCCAGAGTGATGGTATTGAAATCACACCCCAAAACCGGGGAAACGGTAAACGGTGCAGCCATTTTAATTCCTTTCAGAAATAGGGGCTTACGCCCCGTTTATTTAGTCAGTCAGAACGCCTTGATAACGAGGGCCGGAGCTTGTCAAGTTACCTGCCCAGCCAATCAAGCGCACCATTGCGTCCTGGTTGACGGACATACGGTCGCCGCCAATAGGCACAAAGTTACGGTCACGATGGGGACGGAAGAACAGATACTTGGTATTCAGAAAGTACATGCGGTTCGTGTTCAATTGACCACCGATACCGCCATCCAAATACACATCGCAGTTAAAACCGGCACCAAAGTATTTCAGGCTAGTGAAACCGGCACCGGCTGACGTTTCCGAAGTGATACGCTGAATTGCTTGCAGCGATTCCAGATAGAAACGATAGTAGTTATTACCGGCCACGATGATATCGGGACGATCTGCACCGCGCACCAACTGAACTGCAACCCGGTTCATGTACGATTGAATGTTAGCCACAGAAGCAGCAGCGCCGCCGTCAGTGGTAGCATCAAAAGCTACGTTACGCCAGAACGAGAAGTTAGTACGGTTAATGCCGCCGTAAGTACCGGAACCGGGCGAAGCTGCTACAGCTAAAGCCAAGCCGGTAATATCCTTGCCGCCATTACCAGTGCCGTCAGAGTAAATACCAGCGCTGATATCGTTCATCAGTTGAGCTTCGGCAACCTGAACGCGACCCTCTAGCAAGTCGATGATCTGCTCTTTGCCAGCATTTTGCAGCACTTCCAGACCGCTCATTGAAACAGCAGCGGCATATTGCTTAATGTCAAACTGAGCAGAAGAAATTGGGCTGTTCGGGGTAATGTCGATAATGTCATACCCTGAGAAAGAGCCAGCATTTTCTGTTGCCGGATCGTTATACATAACCTCTTGAAGAATAACGTTACCGCCGGAAAATGGCTTGACGTTACCGCGCTCTTTGAGTTTGTATAACAGTGCGTTGTTGTTGGTAGTGCTGTCGGCTAAAGTGCCGGAACGAGATTGAACGGTGGTTGCGACAATGTCGCTTAAACCTGCAAAAGTGGCCATGATCGGCTATCCTTTCAGTTAGAATCAAATTGCGCTGCAATAATGTCCCGCAGCGAACCTTTAGTACCGGGCTGAACCCCACCAGAAACAGGACTAGAGCCTTTTACACTTACCGCAGCGGTTCTCGCTTTTTGCGCTTGTGCTTGCTCTAATGCTTTCTTTTGGGCTTCTGCGCGTTGCTGATCTAACAGGGATTGCCTGATATCTTGACGCATCCATACAGCCATGTCGTACGCTTCTTCTAGTGTTTTGGCTTTGCCGGTTTCCAGCAAGTCGGCCATATCACCGCGCACAGCGTCGAAGTGCGCTTTGTCAGCAGTCGCAAACTTGGTTAATTCAGAATTAGCCCTAGCATGCTCTTGCTGTTGTATCTGATTTTGCCACATTTGTTGCTGATTGCGCAACTGTTGCAGCTCGCTCATTAAATAATTTGTTTGTGGGTCGAGTTGTGGCGGTTCCTGCACGTTGTTCAGGTCAATGCCGTATTCTCTCGCCAACTGGGAAAAATACTGCGCTTTCGTTACCGGGTCTGATGTTCTAAGAATGGTATCAGCACGCATCAGGGCAGAAATGGCGGTCGGTGCATCTACGCCTAATCTTTGTAAATGAGTTTGGTACGGAGCAATGGCAGCATCGTAGGCTTTTGCGCGTTCGCTGTGTGACTTAAATTCGGACACGCCTTTATGGAAGTCTGATTCGCGCCGCTCTGCCTCTGCTGTTAGCAGCTTGATTTCCTCCGGTGTCAGGGCTTCGCCACGATCAGCCTTCAGAAAAGCCTCTTGCGCCGCTGGTTTCCAGCTGGACGGGGCTTTGCGTGGGGCAGGTTCAGTTTGCTCAGTTTGCTCGATCTCTTTTGCAAATTTTCCCGCTTCGTCACGAGGCTGTTCGGTCTGTTCCGGCTCTGGTGTTGGCTCCGGCTTAACTTCCGTGCTTTCCTCGGCTTTTTCTGCGAATGCTTCTTCTAATGCGGTGCGTAAATCACTCATGGTAGGGTTTTCCTATCTGTGCCGCCCAGAATATCCACCTTCCGGTCGGCGTGGCGCATCTCTGCGGACACAATAAGCCAGTG